ATGAGGTTTTAAAGAAAGCTTCTAAGATAGGTAAAGAAGGTGATGATAAACGTACTCAATCTATAATAGATAAGATGAGTGAAATGGATTTAGATAAACCTGATTTAAAGGTTAAGAATCACAAAACGAATAGAGGCCAATGGCTAGAATAAATTTTGTAGAAATTTTTCTAATTTTTCACACTCTCTCCTACGGTTGGGTAGATGTGGGTTGTTGATAACTTAACAATTTGTTAACATTGAAAGCTTGTTTAATCCAATTAATTGTCGTATCTTTACTATGTAGTAAAGAGGGAGAAAAACTCCCAATAGTAATAGTAAAAATTTAAAATTAAAAATTATGATGAATATCGAAAAACCAAAATCAGTTAAACCTTGGAGTAATGAAATGTACGAATGGAATGATAAAGTTGCTGAACTAATGAAAGCTGAAATCAAAATCCAAATCGAAAAGAATAAAGATGATTGGGATAAACTAAACGAATTGGTAACACTATGTGGTGGTATCAAATATGGAGAAGGTTATGAAATCGATGAGTTGTACGATGAGTGTTTGAAAGAGTTAGAGAATGTTCAAAACTATTGGTTGAACGAAGAGTGGGATTGGAGTATTTCTAGAGGCATCGTTACTGATTGTATTAAGATTGAATTTGTTGGATACTAAAAATATAGATATGAAAAACTTAATGACTAAAGAAGAAGTTCAAAAGATTGTTGATGAGGTTTATCCTAAGATTGAGAAACACTACGGAACTTCTAAGTTCCATGAGTGTACTCCTTATACGGAACTACACCACAACATCTATCTACGAATCATCGGTGAGGATTTAGAAATGGGTGAAGATGATTATCCAGTCGAAGTAGAAGAGTATGGAGAATGTGACCCAGCTGCAGAATTCGATAGAGAGATGAATACTATTGTTGTTTATCATCCTAAGATGAAGAACCGACAAGATGTTATCGAAACGTTAGTTCACGAATACCAACATCACTTACAATCTCCAATATGGATGAAACGATATTACAATATGGGACACACTTACGATACTCACCCATATGAAGTACAGGCTACGGCTAAAGAAAAAGAATGGGTATTGTTTAATTAATAAATAAAAATTATGTTTAAGAAAGTAAAAAGTAAACTACTAACCTATCTATTTACTGATTGGGTTAATAATGAAAAGGATGTTGAAACGTTAATGTTAACGAAACAACTAATCGATATTCAAAAGAATAAGATTACAGGCCATATACCAATCATCGGATTCAGAACTCATTCCGATGTAACTAAAGATGGGAGTATAGTTTGAGAAGATTGAAATTACTAATCGTATTATTGGTTGCATGTCAATCGATGTACGGACAGTTATACCATCATGGTGATTTTATATTAACTGAGAAAGATAAACAATATCACTTTACCGCTGGAGTAATCGTTACCACTATTGGATACGAATGGGCTCTACGAAAATACGGAAATAAGAAGAAAGCTTTCTTCATCGGATTGGGAGTAGGATTAACTGCAGGTATAGCAAAAGAATCGTTTGATAATTGGAGAGCAGGAAACTACTTTGATGAAAGAGATTTACTCGCTACTATGATGGGAAGTTTAGCTGTAACCATTCCGTTATCAATATTTAGAAAACCAAAAGTAAAATATACACATTAAACGGAGATAAAATGACAGAATCTAAAAAAATAGAGTTAGTTAAAACTCAACTGAAAGTTCACATCACTCACGATGCAAATCAATGGGATAATGTAGACCTTAAAGTATATACTGAATCTACTGCCGACGGGTATGAGGTTTTTATAATAACATCGGATGATAATCCAATTATAACTGAAGATGTACACTACTACGATAGTGAACTTGCATCATCTGTATTGGATTCAATTGATAACTTCGAACAATCAGAAGATAATGAAGGCATACCTATGTTGATTTATATGGAAGATGATTTGTATGAAGATTGTTATATGGATGATGAACTTATGAGTTGGTTAGAAGATAACGTATCTGATGTTATTGATAACGCTGAGAACTTAGAGTTAACTGAAGATGAAGTTATATACTTAAAAGAAACATATTAATTAGGATATATGGAATTAATTTTGTATATTACATAGATGAATAAGAGTTATGTACACAGTTTAGATAAACTTAAAGCTATGGATGATGAGCGTATTCATTCATTATACCACAAAAAAGAGTGGTTAATAGGTGATGGTAATAGTATTGAGTACATATATAAAGTTTTGAAACGATGGAACAAAAAAGAAACGGAACTGTAGGGTTCACTGCTGGTAATTTTGATTTAATACATCCTGGTTACATACATACATTTAAAGAGGCTAAACGCCATTGTGATACATTTATCATATTTCTACAGATAGACCCCTCTGCTACTAGATATACTAAGTATAAACCTGTCATTCCTTTATATGATAGACATACCACTTTAATGGCATTGGAAGATGTTGATGAAGTATATACATACCAAACCGAAGATGAACTATATAAACTAATAGAGTTCTTCAAACCAGATATCAGAATCTTAGGTGATGATTACATTGGTAAATCATTTACAGGTGATGACCTTCCACCAAAAGTTATATACACCACCAGGTCTCATGGATGGAGTACAACCAAATTAAAGAATTTAATAACATTACAAACAATTAAACAAAACCCAAACATATTAAATAATGAAGAAGATTAAAGCATTTGTATCTAAAGTAGATACAGTTGATGTAGTTCTAATGAGTGCACTAGGATTATATCTATCACTATTAGTGCACGCCGTATTACAGATAACATTATGAAATTAGATTTTAGAACCAGAACATCATACACCATTACTCAAGTTGGTAAACCATGTACATTAAACTCCGAAGATTTCAAAAACGCAGTACCACCATATGAAGGTGATACCGAAGAAGATTTTTGGAACTATATAAATGATAACCTTTCCGATTGGGAGGCTGAAGAATACATCGGAGATAACGAAGATATTTTATCAGAAGAATTATTAGATACCTTAGAAACAACATTTGTAGATTACCCAACTGATGTAATGTTTGATTCACGAAATAAGAGTGATGAGATTACTATGGATGCTGGTGAACTTGATAAAGAGTACACAAAATGGAATGGGTTTAATATTAAATATTCAAACGACGTATAATGGCGAATATAGTTAATACGCATTTTAAAATAGATAGTATGAACAAAGAAGCTTCTACTTTCTTAACAACACTATTGGGTGGTGAATCCTATAAAGAATGGCACGATACTATGTGGTTTTTTAATAAACTATATGGTGATAAGAAATACGATAGAACCGATTATGTAGATAAGATGGGAGCTAAATGGTGTTACATTACTGAGATTGAATTGGGTGATGATTACTGTATGATTAATTTAGAATCAGCATGGTATCCACCAATTGAGGCATTAGAAGAACTAACTAAGATACTACATCAATTTGATAATGATATACTAATGACATATCAATTTGAAGATGAGAACATTTGGGGAACACATGGTGGTGGAGCAGGAACTAAGGGTAAGTTTAAACGAAACGAATCTCACTTAGATGAAGATAAATTTGGTGAAGAGCCAGACTGGGAAGATTCTGATAAGTATGAGGATTGGAATGAATCGGTTAGAGATGGGTTGGATAACTTACAGGCCGATTGTATAACAGATGCCATTGATGAATTAACTAATTAACCCAACGGACGAGTAGCTCAGCTGGATAGAGCAATACCCTTCTAAGGTATCGGTCAAAGGTTCGAATCCTTTCTCGTTCACTATAGTTACTAACTATATTTTAATACTTATTATAAACAATAAAACATTTTATTATGAATCACAAAATTGCAAGAAGGTTGTATCAGGCTATAGAAGCTAAGTACACCGCAGATATAATGGATGCGAGAGCTCGATTATCTATCTATTTCGAATCACCTGTAGCTATAGGTGAACACCCTCAACATACAGAGGAAATCGATAACCTCGTTGACCAACTGGCCAACGCAACTGACAAGTTGGAATGTCTCTCTAATAATTTCGGAAACGAATACGGAGTGAATATCCCAACTACTGAAGTTGATGAGAAAGGAAAGGAGCTTCTCAAAGGATAATGGATTGCTCCGTTCGTCTAACGGTTAGGACATATGGTTTTCATCCATAAAATAGGAGTTCGATTCTCCTACGGAGTACTAACTTAACAATTAATTAACATTAAAGCTTGTGTACGTCAAATAATTTTCGTATATTTGTATATAATATGAAGTGGGACAAGATACATATAAGTGATAAAATCGTATATCTCAAAGATATAGTGATGAACTCTACCAACTATAAAGATGGTGATGAGTATATTATCAACGCTTTAATTACAGGTTCTAACAATACCTTTAGTGGTGAGATGGGATTTAATATTAAACCACATCATATGAAGTTTATGAGAGGATTGTGGGATGAACATATACATACCCAAAAAGATAATACAGTAATTGAATTAATAAAGAAGAACAAAACACAATGAGTGAATTAACAAAAATAGAAGAGATTCTAACGGAGGCAGGTACAGTTGGACTTAGAAGTAGAACTATAGAATCTGCTTACAACATACTAAATAGAAATCCTAATATAGATAGGGTGTCTGCATATACTATAGCATTTGAAACATTAATATCTAATACCGAATCAGGAGATGATAGAGATTTAGAATTTGAATCAGCTATAGCATCTCCTATATCTGATACTGAGGATTATCTTGAAGATGAAGAATCCGATTCAGTATCTCAATCTAAATTTGATTTATTTGGAGAAATTGATGATATCGATATGGAATCAGAAACTTTACCAGAAGATGAGTAATGAGCAACAAATAGAAGAGATACTATGGGAAGCTCACTCATACGGAATCAGAGAAAAGGTGATGAATGATGCAATCAAAATGATGGTAATGAATCCAAAGTTGGATAGGGTTAATGCGTATAACCAAAGTTTTGAAAGGTTAATAGAAAAGTATGATAGACAAAAGTAGTACGTTGATTGTATGTGCTTTGGAAAAGGAAACTAATAATCAATTAGATGATTACAATGTTTTATATACAGGTGTAGGTAAGATTAACGCCGCTATGAAGTTAACAAAATACTTGGTAACATTTGGATGTCCTAAGTTAGTAGTCAACTACGGTACGGCCGGAAGTAGGAATATACCTATAGGTGATTTAGTAGAATGTAGAAGGTTTATGCAAACGGATATGGATGTAACAGCGTTAGGTTTAGATATAGGTGTAACTCCATTTGAAAACGATATACCTAAGATTCTCGGTGATGATAGTGATTACATCACATATATAAACAGAGAAGGATTACTCTGTGGTTCAGCTGATTCATTTACTACATACGTTAATAAAGATTTAACAAAAGTAGATGTATATGATATGGAAGCTTATTCCTTAGCTAAAGTGTGTAACCATTTTAATGTACCATTTGTTTCATTCAAATATATTACAGATAATGTAAATGGTGATTCACAAGGTGATTGGAATTCTAATTTCAAAAAAGGTATTCACAAATTTAAAAAAGTTTTATGAAGTACATAACACAACACCCGATTAAGAAATCCGATTTAGGATTCCACGGAAACTTATTCGGTGGTAAGTTATTAGCATGGTTAGATGCAGCAGCTGCTGGATTTGCCTCTGAGTTTTGTGATACTCCTAGAATGGTAACTAAAGCAATTGATAAGTGTATATTCAATAAACCAGCAAGAGAAGGTCAACTCTTAAAGATATATGGTGATGTTGAATCAGTAGGTGGTTCATCAATAAGATTAATATTAGAGGCCCGTTCACATAACGTTTACAATGGTAAACAAAACTTAATCCTACGAACAAATATAACCTTTGTTAGAATAGATGAGATGGGTGATGCAATCCCTATATCTGATAGGGTTAAGGATAAATTACCGAATAGAAAAATATTAGATTAATGATAGGTTGGTACTTTATATTAGGAACTGTATTTGCATTCATTATGGAATATGCATTAGATAACAATTGGAATCCTAAACAGAATAATAGTAAACGAATTCACTTCAATAACTTAGAACGTATTATAATGGTTATCGGATGGCCTATATGGTTAGTTCAAATAATCAAACGTTATATCAATAGAAATCTTTAATCAAAAGATTTAACAATTTCTTAACATTAGAAATTAGGTTATATCAAAAAATTGTTGTACTTTAGTAGTGTAATAATTAATAAGAGATATAATATGAAAAATTATCAGTCAATTTTAACGGTAGCAGTAGGATTAGGAGTTGCACTCCTTACAATTAACGGAACTATTCAACAATATATCACATTTAGTGGTGTTTTGAATGAGATAGGGTTCACATTTATGGGTTTAATGATAGCTATATGTGGATTATTATCGGTAGATTATAAGAAATTAATGAAAGGTTTACTGTAATTGTTAACAACTTGTTGATAACTTTTGAAAATAAAGGTTAAAAAGCTTGTTTAAATGGAAAAAAAGTCGTACATTAGTAGGGTAATAAGGGTTAATACTAAATAAAAAATATATGAATAGAGTAGAAAGAGATAGTAAAAAGTATAGTTCCTTTTGGTTAAAGGATGATTTGTTTGATGATGTAGATGATGGGTTAAATCACATTGAATCTAAACATTCAAATCTGATGGCACTAGCATCTTATAAGAAATCAATAGGTAACTTTGTTAACATCGTTACTAACGATAACATTCCAGTTACGTTTGATGTAAGAGGTGGTGATTCTTATACCGATGGTAAATCGGTTGTGATATCCGCTAAGATGGATGGTAAGGATTTTGATTCAACTGTTGGACTAGCACTGCATGAAGGTTCTCACATTAAGTTAACTGATTTCAATTCGTTAGATACACTTAACAATAATATAGAAGAGGTTGTTGGTGTTCCCTTCATTACAGAGATGATGGAGAAACATTCTATGGAAGAGTACCAAGCTGAGAACTACATCAGAGGTATTGTTAAGAACTTACTTAACATTATCGAAGATAGAAGAATTGATAACTATATTTATTCTACCTCTCCTGGCTATAAGGGTTACTACCACTCTATGTATGAGAAGTACTTTCATTCTAAGGTAGTTGATAAGGGTTTACAATCCTCTGAGTATAGAGATTTAGATTGGGAATCTTATATGTTCCGTATTATCAATATCACCAATTCACATAGAGATTTAGATGCACTTCCATTGTTAAGAGAGGTGTGGAATCTAATGGATTTAAAAAATATTAAAAGGTTAACTAATACTAACCAATGTATGGAGTTGGCATCTGAGATTTTCAAACTGATTGAGAACTCACTTCCAGCTAATCAAAAACCAATTGAATCACCTAACCAATCCAATGGTGAAGGTGAAGGTGGTGGTACTGAAGATGAAGAAACTTCTGAAGGTAGTGGACAAGGTGGTGGTGGAGATAACTCTGAAACTAATGGTACTGATAACACCGAAGGTAATGGTGGTGAACCTAAAGATGGTTCTGATGAAGGTGATGAATCTAAGGGTGATGCTGAAGGTAGTGATGTAATGAAGGGTTCTTCTTCTTACAATCCTAATGGTGCTGGTGGTGATGGTTCTGATAATCAAATCACAGATACCCAAACTCAAACTACCAAAGGTGATGGTATGATGAGTGATAGACAAAAGAAACAATTGGATAACGCTATTGAGAAACAAAAGAAGTTTCAAAATGGTGAGATTAAAAAGAAGATGGTTTCTAAAGGTGAGGCTAAGAAATTAGATACATTGGTTAAAAGTGGTGTTGAAGAAAAGTTAGTTGGTAAAGATTACAAATCTGATTATTGGAGAAAATCAAAACAAACTCCTGTAATGATTATAAGAAATTATTCTAAATCATTAGTTGATTCTAATATGATATCAATGTTATCTTCTTACTCTTGGGCAACCGATAGAAACGAAGGAGCTGTTCAAAAGGGTATTTCATTAGGAACTGTATTAGGTAAGAAACTTAAACTCAGAAATGAAGAAAGAAGTTTGGTTACTCCTAGAATGAAGAGTGGTAAAATCTCAGGTAGATTATTACATGAATTAGGAATGGGTAACTTTAATGTGTTTGACCAGATAGTAACTAATAAACACAATCCCGCTTTAGTTCACATCTCAATAGATGCTAGTTCATCGATGGGTGGTAGAAAATGGGAACAAACACAAACTTCCGCAGTTGCTATCGCTAAGGCAGCTTCAATGACTTCTAATTTAGATGTGGTTATATCTTACAGAAGTATTCAACATGACGGAACTTGTCAACCACTTATGTTAATCGCTTACGATAGTAGAAAAGATAAGTTCTCTAAGATTCAACAAACATTCAAATATCTTAACCCCTGTGGAACTACTCCTGAAGGTTTATGTTTTGAATCTGTATTAGATGAGATTGTTAAAACTAACAAAGGTGTTGATTCTTACTTCATTAATTTTTCAGATGGATGGCCAGGTTTCTCTAATAGAGATATCGATTATGGTGGTAGTGAGGCTGTGATTCACACAGCACAACAGATTAAAAAGATTCAACAGGCTGGTGTAAAAGTTCTTTCATACTTTGTGTACGAAGGTTACGAAGGTGGTATTGAGAACTTCAGAGCGATGTACGGTAAATCAGCAACATCAGTAGATTGTACTAATCTAATGGCGTTAACTAAGACATTGAACAAATTGTTCCAATAGAATTGTTAATAACGTGTTGATAACTTAACAATTATTTAACATAGAAACCTTGGAAAATCCAACTAGTTTCCGTATCTTTACTATGTAGTAAAGAGGGAGTTAACACTCCGATTAAGAATAGTAAAAATTAAAAAATAAAAATTATGGGTAAATTAAAATTAGTAAACACATTGAGTTCTCAAAAAGTTGGGGAAAGAGCAACTGGATTTTATAACACTAAAAAAACTATTGGTAGAGAATCCAAAGTTAGTGTTTATAGTAGGTTAGGTTTATCGGATGAACAGATAATCGCTCCAAAGTACATCACCATTGGTGGTAATCCTCACAAATTGGTAGATGGTAATTGGATTCCACTAAAGAAGATTTAACAATTTGTTAACATTAAAAATTAGGAATTGTAAAATATAAGTCGTACTTTAGTAGAGTAATAAGAGTTAATAGTAATAATTAAATAGTAAATATATGAGTAATAAAAGTCAAAGAAGTGTTTTCCTTCAATCAAAGAAAAATGAGAATAAGGAGATTATCCTTATCGATACCAATGGAACTGAGTTCTTCATTCCACAATTAAATGAAGTAGGTTCTTCACTTTATAAAAGGTGTATATCCGCCGCTAACAATCCAACTAAGTATTGTATCAAAGCTAGAATCAAAGGTAATCTCTCTGAAGGTTCTGTTGAGTTCAACAGAGTTCCAGGTGAGAAGTTCAATGGTTCTGAACCTGTAACAAACTTCGATAAACCTAATGGTGGGTTGGAACAATTCCAAATGAAATCAGTACCTCTTCCAACTGAGGCGGTTGAGAAACCAATGGAAGAAGATTTCCTAAAGTTCATCCACAATGAATCCAAAGATTTAAAACCACAGATGTTGTTTATGAACGAACTGAAGTGGAAGTACCTAATCAGAAACATTCTGAGAGGTAAGAATATTATGATGACCGGACCGGCTGGTTGTGGTAAAACTATGGCCGCCAAAGCAGCCGCTAATTCCATTGAGGGTTACTCTATGGAAATATTCAACTTAGGTTCTACACAAGACCCGAGAGCTACTCTAATCGGTAACACTCAGTTCGATACTAAGAAAGGTACTGTGTTTTCTCCTTCACCATTTGTGAAAGCTATTCAAACTCCAAACACCGTTGTTGTTTTAGATGAGTTGACCAGAGCACATCCTGAAGCTCACAACATTCTAATGAGTGTGTTGGATGCAGGACAAAGGTATTTAAGATTAGATGAGGCATCTGATTCACCAATTGTAAAAGTTGCTGAAGGTGTTTCCTTTATCGCTTCCGCTAACATCGGTAACGAATACACATCGACTAGACAATTGGATAGAGCAATCGTTGATAGATTTACAATCATCGAAATGGATACTCTAACTTCAGAAGAAGAAACTTCATTACTTATGATGATGTATCCTTCTGTTGATGAAGTTGTTCTAAAGAATGTAGCTAAGATTACTTCAATGACTAGAGGTGATGTTAAGAAAGAAACTCCAACTCTATCGAATTCACTTTCGACTAGAACGGCAGTTGAGATTGGTTCTCTACTGTACGATGGTTTCAATCTGGCTGAGGCCGCTGAAATTACTATCTACCCATTGTTCGAAGATGCAGGTGGAGCACAATCAGAAAGAACTTTTATTAAACAATACGTTCAAAAGTTTGTTGGTTCTGATGATGTAGAAAATCTATTCAATGTAGAAGAAGATTCAACTGATGAAGTTGATGTTTCAAACCCATTTTAATCATTACTCTTAATTACTCCCAAAGAACTCCCACCGACCTCATTACAAATAGGTGGGAGATTATTTGGAAATTAAGAAATTATTTTGTATATTAGTAAAAAGAATTATTATGAAAAAAATAGAAGTAGGATATAAAGTTATATTAGAAACACTAACCGAAGATGGATTCTTCGAGAATGAGTGGATTGATGAAAATAAATTCCGACCTCGTTTTATTAACGCGGCAACTAAACTCAATGAGGATACCACAACATTCGGAAAGTTGTTTGAGTTAGCAGAGAGTATCTCAAAAGATATCGTTAGAGAGAACATAGATTCAACTATGAAAACTTTAATAGATAAGGGGTTAGTAGATGAAGTTACCGACTCTGATGTAAAAACGTATAAATTAAATATAAATAAAAATGAGTAAAGATTTACTAAAAGGTAATCCAATTCCAGATGATTTTTGGAATGAATTATCAGAAGAAGAAAAAGATGCATTAACTAAGGCACAGGCAGAGGCCTCAGAAGAATATCAAAACTACGATGAGTGGAAAGAAATGAACGAAGAATACTTTGAACATTTAAGACAACGATTCGATAAAGGGCCAGATGAAATTGGACCGAGGGTATGGAAGTCATACCACAACAGATTCCTTCCTCTTCAAATGATGGTTATCCCAGCGGGTAGACAACATGATGGAGATAAAGTAGTTCAGATGTTTCACATTATTGTGGAAGATATGGAAGGTGGTGAATGTAATGGAGAGTATTCTCTTATATCGGAAACCGAACTATTAGACAAGTATAATTTAACATTTAATAATTAATAAAAAAGTAAAGATGAAGTATTACAAAGCAAAAGTAAAAGTTATCACACAAGATGATAAAGGTAGACAAAAGAAAAACGTAGAAGAGTATTTAGTACACGCCGTATCTGTAACAGATGCTGAAACTAAAGTACATGAAGAGTTTAAAAATGATTCTGTAGAATTCGAAGTTACATCTGTATTAGAAACTAGAATCATAAAAGTAATATAATGGCAGTAGAAAGTTATAACAAAGGAGATACCGTAGTTATCAATGTTTATGGTAAACGACAAGTTGGTATAGTTGCAGATAAAGCTAAAACTGTTAAAGGTTTTAGATACTATATCAACTCAGAAGATGGTAAAGAGCATGAAGGTGTTTACGTGGATACTAATGATGTTACTGTCTTTATTGATAGTAGGTTAACAAAATCATTTACCAAACACCAAACGGCAACTAATAAACTTATGGATGATGCTATTGATATAGTAAATAATAATTAAGAAATGGAAATAGAAAAAGCTAAATTTAAAAGATTACAAAAGAAAGTAATCAGTAAATACCCAAAGGCTAAAACTATGGTGGATTCAAATGGTTTATATTATGTACACGATGGTGAGGATAACTTCCTCACCAAAGAGTATATGATTCCTAATCAAAAAACCGTAGCAGGAGCTTGGTTCTGGCTGGCAGATACAATGAAAGTTAATCAGAATATAGAACGAACTCATCCTAAGAGAATGGATTTAAAATCATTCGAAGCTAAGTTCGCTAGAATCTCTAAAAGAAATAAAAAATAATATAGTTTCATTAACTTAGATTTAATACTTATTAGTATAATAAAACAATTAAATTTAAACACATGAAAAGATATTCAGGAAAACCGAGAGGTACAGTAAATCAAGGTGGAGCTACACATCAAAAAGATAGAGATAAGTTCAAGTCAATGGGCAAGAATTATAACTCTATTGATTTTGAGATGAGTGATAAGGTTACATTAAGTAATTATAAAGAACGAAGTAACCCTATTGGTGATTTAGTTGTTGGTAATCAAAAAGTAGAATTAACCTGGTCGGAGTGTAACAAAGTTATACAAACACTAGAAGATGCTAAATCTACTCACCACAGAAAAATACAATTAGGATTGTTTGCATAAAACAAAACAATGAACGCAGAGGAATTATTTAAGGAATTAGGATTAGGAGATAAGGATATGAATTCAGCCAGAGAATGGGTGAACTATAAACACTTCTCTGAAACTGTTCCTGATATTCTATCTTTAAAAGAGTACGTTGATACTGTTTATAAACACGCCGTTACTATAGATGCTAAACCTCATCAATGGTTTTCTGAAAGGTATATGACTGAGCGATACTTAGAATCTGATGTAACTATTGATTCAAAGTACATTACTAATTTAGTAGAACGTGTTGATACTATTTTTGAAAGTGGTAGAACACTTGAACTGCATATTCAAAAGTTTTTAGAGTTAATTCTAAACACAGTACAAAAATCTAAACTAGCCCTAACCAAAGAAACTTTATTATTTCTTAACCAAATATATAAAGGAAAATAACCTAACCCAATAGTTATATTAAATGAGTATAGAATATATAGATAAACCATATAGAGATGTTGTTGTTGAAATCCTATCAACTGATGATAGTACCGATACTAAGCAATCAAAACTAAAACTCTATTTACTAAAAGAGAATTACTTCAAAAAATTCTCAAAAGAACCCACATGGTTGACTAGACAGATTATAACAGATTTCAAAAAATGAGTGGAGAACAGCAAATGGAATGGGCATTACTTTGGGATGAATCCGAATTTGATTTTTACAAAACGTTAGAAGATGAAGATAAGCTTATGTACATATATGATTTATGTTTAGGTGAGTTTGAATCGGATTTTCATAGATTCATCGATGATGAAGAAGCGGAAATGAATAGCGATTTGGATGATGCAATCCGTTCTATGGGACAATCACTTGAAGATGTAGATTCCGAATCCGAAGAACCATCATTCAGAAATGAGATTAAGGTTGAGATTGGTTTTGATAAACTTAAAATCGAAGGCCCAACGTTGGATGTTATACTTAAAGTATCATCAGATATGATAATGAATGGTATGATTCTTATGGATAGGAATATTGAATTTACAAAATTCGAACCTTGGAATGTGATTCTCACTTATAATATCGTTGGAAACGGATTACCCATCTCTCTAAATTGACATTTTGTCATCTTATAAGTTGACTTAACTGACATTTTGTCATCTTATACATTGACAAATCCCTTTGGTACACATTTGGTACTATAGATAAACGTATATTAAAATGTTTAACTAAAATAAAAAGGAATAAAAATGATTTACAACATGAATAACGTATGGAATGTGTTAGATGAATTAGCTGAACGAGCTAAACCTATCACACCAAAACAAAACAATATCGATATTATAGATGATGTATTAACTATGAGCTTTGATGTACCTGGTTTATCTAAATCAGATATTACAATTAAAGTTGAGGATAGAGTTATATCAATAGAAGGTGAGAATGATGATAGAACATTCAACAAACAATATAAGTTAACTGAAGATTGGGATATCAATCAATCTGAGGCTAAGGTTAAGAATGGAGTTCTAACATTATCTATTCCAAAGTTGAAAGAAAAGAAAAAGAAAGTATTAGAAATTATAGTTAAGTAGTGAACGGAAGGCAGGTTTTAAATATAAATAACACCCTATGGATAGTTCAAAGAAAGATTCGAATAGATGATAGACCTATTGTAGAGACTTGGAGAGAACATCTTCACTGCGATAAAGTATTCAAAAAAGAACCTTACTATTATTTTTGTCAAGAAGTTACGGATATAGAGTGGGAAGAAATTTAACAATTTGTTAACATAGGGGGCTTGTATAAGTCCCCTTTTTTCGTTATATTAGTAGTATAATAATAATTAATAATTAAACAATAAAAGTATGGAGTTAGGATATGCATGTATCAATATGACATTAGGTTCACAGAAACCTAAGATTACTACAAACCGTAGTATGATTAAAAAAACCTTTAAAGAAAAAGGTATCCCCTACGCATCTGAGTTAGGGATTCAAAACTGTAGAGATTTAGTAGAGATTATTAAATGGAATCATCAGAATGGTATTAACTTCTTTAGGTTAAGTTCCGATTTGTTCCCTTGGGCATCTGAGTATAACCTCACAGAACTACCCCATTACAATCGTATCAAAACTTTATTAGCAGGTGCAGGACATCTCGCTGATAAATACAATCAACGTATCTCATCTCATCCAGGCCCATTCAATGTATTGGTATCACCGAGAGAGCACGTAGTACAAAATACTATTACCGACCTTACAATCAATGGTGAGGTATTTGATTTAATGGGATTATCTCGTACTCCTTATAATAAAATCAATATACATTGTAATGGTGTGTATGGGGATAAGATATCTGCTATGGATAGGTTCTGTAAGAACTTTGAGAGGTTACCAGAATCCGTACAAACTCGTCTAACGGTAGAGAACGATGATAAAGCTAGTATGTACTCAGTTAAAGATTTAATGTACATACATGAACGTATTGGGATTCCAATAGTTTTCGATTATCATCATCACCAATTTTGTACTGGAGATTTATCAGAGGAAGAAGCTCTTAATCTTGCTGTAAGTACCTGGCCTAAAGGTATAACTCCCGCTGTACATTACTCAGAATCTAAAGCTTTAAACGAAAATCTTAAAGTAAAACCTCAAGCTCATTCAGATTACATTAAAAAGATTCCTAATACATATGGTTTAGATGTAGATATTATGGTAGAGGCAAAAGCTAAAGAGTTAACCGTATTAGAACATCTTCAGTCGATAGCATAGTATGTGCGTTTTGCTTGTTTTAGTATTAATTATTAATATTTTAATACTTATTGATATAGGTTATTTGGTTGTCGTCAACCTAATTACTTATTGCTTATTTAATAATAGTTGTAAATAAATACAAAACACGAAGTTAATAAAACTAAAAATATGGGAATTGTTAAGAACTTTTTTTCAAAAAGGGTAGGATTTGGATTTTTGATGGTGTTTTCAACACTATCCTTAGCTGGAACTGCCGCATATTACTCAGTATTCGGACTGAGTTCATTATTTGCTGGAGCAAAGACTGAAGTTATTATAATGGCATCTGCATTAGAGTTAGCTAAATTAGTTGTAGCATCATATCTACATAATCATTGGAGTAAGTTAGGATTAATTTTAAAATCATATCTTACATTAGGTGTTGGTATCTTAATGATAATAACATCAGCTGGTATATATGGATTCTTAACATCAGCATATCAAACAACTGCAGACCAATTAACAATTATTGATAAACAAGTTTTAGTAGTTGAGATGAAGAGAGATAGATTCTCAGAACAATTGGATGATTATAAGTTAGAAAAAACTCAACTAAATAGTAATATATCAGAACTATCCAAAGGATTAGCTAATAATAAAATTCAGTATAAGGATACGTTAGGTAACATTATAACAACTACATCCTCTTCAACACGAAGAGTTCTTACAACTCAGCTAAATGATATGAAAGAGGAGCGTAATAAGGTTTCTATTAAGATGGAAACTCTCACAGATTCAATTACTTCTTTAGATTTAAAAGTATTAGATATGGAATCCAATAATGAAGTAGCTGCAGAGATTGGGCCACTAAGATATATGGCAGAGATTACAAATAAACCAATGGCAACAATTGTAAATTGGTTTACCCTAATGATTGTATGTGTGTTCGACCCGTTAGCAATTGCTATGGTTCTTGCTGTAAATAAATTCTTTGGTAGAAGAGAAGAAGAAGTTATTGTTAAAAAGGAATCACCAATCATAGAAGAAGTTTTAAGTAAAGAAGATATAGGTTCTGTTGAAGAAATGATAAAAAAGAATGAAGAAATTTTGGCAACTAAAAGGGTAGAACCAAAACCTAAAAAGAAAATATATGGTGGGTATTCAAAACCATATAATGATGGTACGGTAATCAATGAAACTGATACCGAAGAAGATGATGTAAAAACTTACTAATAAATTTGGTAATGTTAATTATATTTCGTATATTTGATTAAATATAAACATAAAAAGTTACAAAACATATGAGCGATTTATACAATGATGGCAGAACATCAACGGCTGGTGATATAGAAACTACCTATGATGTTAAAAAAGCTAGTGAGAGGGAAAAACACTTTCAAGAGTTTAGAGAGTTTGATTATGGGATTGACATACAATCAAACATTATTTTAATTCAAGATGAAATATCACAAGGTATGGTGTTTGATACTATATCTAAAGTTAGATTACTAAGAAAGATTAATACTGATTTAAAATCAGTAACACTATTACTAAATTCACCAGGTGGTGATGTAGTAGAAACTCTAGCACTTATTGATTACATTAGAACAATAAAAGACAATGATGGGATTGATACGAACATCGTTGTAAGAGGTTCAGCTATGAGTGCAGCAGCACTCCTTCTAACCGCAGGAACAGGTCTTAGAGCAGCATCTAAACATTCTAAGATTATGGTTCACCAATTATCAACATTCAATATGGGTAAGTTGGAAGATGTTAAATCTAACGCTAAATTCGCAGAACAATTAGAAGAAGATTGTAACACCATTATGGCTGAATGTACAAACAAAGATAAAGAGTTTTGGAAAGAAACTCAAAGAACAGACACCTTCCTTTCTTCGGAAGATGCATTAGAATTAGGAATAATCGATAAAATTATATAAATAAAGAAAACTATGGAATACAGTTACAGGCCGTTAGGCGACAGAGTAGTAGTAGAGATACTAAAAAGACATGATGAAAAAACTAAAGGTGGATTATACAAACCATCAGGTTCAGAAACCACAATGATGGGAGTGGTAATTGCAGTTGGTAGTGGGTTATACACCCATTCAGGAGCAACAATCCCAATGAGTACCAAAGTAGGGGATACAGTTCTATTAGATGGAACTGGTTTCAAACATAAAAATGGTGGTAAAACTTATAACATATATAGAGAGAGTGATTTCCTATCTATATTAGATGAAGATACAACTAACTCATAATCAGTTAGTTACACTATCACTATCATCACAACACATTGATAATCAATTACTTACAATAAAAAATAAAAAATATGATACACATTTTAGATGAAAATAAAATAAAAGAGAACTATGAGAAGTTCAGAAAACTAATCAACCAAACCTTTGAAGGGGAGAGATTAGAAAGGTTAAACAAGATGTATGATGAGTTAGAGGATAGAATCATCCTTACACCAGCATCATCTACAGAGTGGTTTCACAATGCATTTGCAGGTGGATACCTCGACCACATTCTTAGGGTTACATTCAACTCCGTTAAGATTTATGATTTATATAAAGAGTTAGGAATGCCTTTAGGATTCGATAAACAAACTGTAATCTTTACAGCACTTCACCATGATTTAGGTAAGGTTGGTAATCACGAAGAGAATTGGTATATTCCAAATGATTCACAATGGCATATAGAAAATCAAGGAAAGATTTATAAAACTAATCCTTCAATGCATTGGATGAATATGAATGATAGAACTACTTGGATGTTAAATCACTATGGGATTACCGTTACTGAGGAAGAGTTTATAGCAATCAAACTTACAGATGGGTTATATGATGATAACAATAAAGAATACTTTATGACATATAATAAAGATAATGTTCTTAAAACTCAGTTACCATTCATAATGCATCAGGCAGATTTAATAGCTACTAATTGGGAACGAGATAGAGTGGTTAATTCTGATAAGAAACTTCCTACCAAAAATGTCGGTGGACGACCTACCACAAAAAAGAAACTAGAAAATGTAATAATGCCAGAGAAGATTGATTTTAAATCTATCTTTGGAGAAGTTACTGAAGATTAATACGATGATTATAATAAACATTATATTACCATTATTAACTATAGCAATCTTAATTTACATAGTAATAAATTTACTTCGTAAGGTAGAGGCATTGGAAGATGATGTAGATGACTCAACTAAATTAGTTGAATCGATGAACGAATCAATAACTAAGGCTCTATCAAGAATGAGAGAGGTTGATAGATTAGGTTCGTTTGAAGCGGATGATGAAACCTCTTTTGTATTTACAGAGATTCAAACCGCATTAGATAAGTTAAACAACGAAATAAACCCAAATGGCGAAGAAACGAAGGAAGAGAAGTAAAAGATATTTTACAAAAATAACAGAGATGGCTATAAACGCTTACAATGGTTCTGATGACCAGGTAGTAAAGAATAAAGTTTATAATAGATTCATCCACTATCCATTTGATAAGTTAGCTGAGAATGTAATACATACTTACAAAACATATTATTTTGATGTACCATATGAAGATGTGAAGGCAAACGTAGTTGCATTTCTTAATGAAAAGATTCATAAGTTCAATGGAGAAAATGGTAGAGCCTTTTCATACTTTACAGTTGTTGCACGAAATTATTTATTCAATGAGAATAATGCAAACTACGCTAGAATGAAATCAAAAACTGAAGTAAAACATATTGATACACAACGAAATATTACAAATGAAGTTGTTGCTCAAAACAATAAAGAAGCTAAATCTGATTTTATAGACCATTTTACAAAATACATAGACCATCATCTTTACACTTTATTTTTAAAAGATAGAGATAGAGCAATAGCAGATTCTATAAATGAATTATTTAAGAATAGATTAGACCTATATTCGTACAATAAGAAAGCTCTCTACATACTTATTAGAGAACGAACAGGTGTACATACTCAATACATTACTAAAGTGGTTGGTAAACTAAAGGGTATTTATGTAGAATTATATACTGAATATAATAAAACAGGTCACCTCACCGTAAATTATAAATTAAAGGCTAGTAATGGATAAAGATTCAGAGTTATTTAAAGGAAAAACATTCTCAGATATAATGTCTGATGTTTACAACAATTCAAAAAAGAAGGATAGACAGTTAAAACTTCTTATTGCACAATTAGAGCCATTGGTTAAGAACCTACAGGATGCTACTGTGATTGTTCCTTTAATAAAAGAGTATATGGAAGTATCCATCAGAAATGATGACCAGATTGTTAAGTTAGCTGCAATCGTACAACGAATGATGAAAGATGCTAACTCAGGTGATGAAGGTGGGTTTGGGTTAACTCCAGAAGAAAAGAAACAATTAATGTCAAATGCGGAAGCAATTGATAAATCGATTGAGGCACTTGAACCAATTGAAGGAGATGAATAATGAGTACATTTAAAATTGGTACAGTTCAGAAAATAAATCTATTAGATGATGATGTAAATGAACTGTATAGTATTGAGGTATTAACATCACAAGGACAAGGACAATTTGAAACGTGCTATCCAGTTGATACTAATATAAAAAGAGTACCACTATTAGGTGAATCCGTATTGGTGTTTCCTGGCTTGGGACCTGAAGCATCAGGTGGTAGTAGAAGGTCTAAACAGTATTATCTCGCACCAACCTCTGTACAATTAAGTATTCACAATAATGCATTACCCAAAGGTTCTATATTAGAAAAAACACCATCAGCTGGTGGTAATGTTGGTGATACATCAGCGGGCAATCCCAATACCTCAGGAGGAGATGAAGAAGCTAAATTAGGTGTGGGGTTTACAGAAAGAACTGATGTAGGTTCGTTACAACCATTTATAGGTGATATATTAATAGAAGGTAGGTTTGGACATTCATTACGATTTGGATATACGCCAGTTGGGTCTGAAACTACACAAGAACCATCATGGAGTGCTGGTACTGATAATGACCCAATAACAATTTTAACGAATGGTAGAAGTGAGGCCGGTGAGTTCAATAAATTTATTATAGAATCAGTTGATGATGATTTATCATCCATCTACCTAACATCAAGTCAGAAAGTATCCATAGGTACATCTCAAAATAATTTAGGTTCAGGTATAATGCCACAATCAGTATTTTCAGACCCAACGGTGATTATCACATCAGATAGGATATTACTAAACTCAAAATCAGATTGTGTAATCTTATCATCAGCAAGTGATATTATAAACGCAACACCAGGTTGGGCAATGGAAATGGATAAGTTTTTTACATTAGTAGAAAGTTTAGCGAGTGAGTTAGCAGATTTAACATCAGCTACTGCCACATACGCAACAGGAGTTGGACCAACTGGGCCAGCAACAAACGCAAGTAAAGTAGCTAAGATACTTAGTGATATAAGTGCAATGAAACAATAAAGGATAAATTATGCCAGCAATATGGCCAGCATTCATAACATCTGTTGGTGGGTTTTTAGATGACCCATCTGAAGGTAAAACACATACGGATACCGCTGAAAAGATTTCATCGGAATACCATAAGGCTGTAAAAACAGCTCAGGTAACTTTACATGCAACCTTAGTTAGTGTACAACCACCATACATTCCTATTAAGATGGCAATTGAAAAATGTTTAAATGATATTACAGAATCTGAGGGAGAACCTCAACTATTTCATTTTACAGATTGGGCAGCAAAAACAGTATCATATTGGATGAGTGTACAATATCAAATAGTACCATTCCATCCAATAGCAATGGCCACCTCAACAGGTACGGCAGGTATTCCTGTTCCAGTTACAAACGTTACAACAGTAGGTGGGATTCCACCAGCACTTGCAAATGATTTGTTAACAGCATTTACACATCCCAAATCATCAGTACCATACGGAATTCCATTTGCAACAAAATTATCAACAGCATTTATAAATCATTTAACCACCGTACAAGGATTACACACCCACGTAGTAACGGCAGGTTCACCAATAACACCAGTCCCATTGGGCCCAATACCATATCCTTGGGCGGGATTAGTATAAAAATAAACATTTTAATATTTATATGTAAAGTACATCACTATGAAAGCAAAACAATTAGCACAATTATTAGAAGTTATCGTAAGAAAGGTAGTTAGAGAAGAACTAAAACCTATCATTACGGAAGTTAGAAATGCATCTAAACCACTTCTAAAAGAAACAAAAAAGAAAACCAAAAGAACATCAAACAGAATACAAAAAGACCCATTGGATATTAATTTATCTGAAATTCTTTCATCAGAACCAAATGTAGAAACGAAATCAGAAAATAAAACGTATGTAAAGAACCCAATGTTAAACGAAATGTTAAATGATGTTGCAGATAGTGGTGAGTGGAGAAGTATGGATTCAACTTCATACACATCCAATCAGGCTCAAAACTTTATGGTAGGTGGAGGTCAATCAGTTACTCCATCTGTAGATATTGATGGTAGACCCGTTGATACAAATAACGAAAATGTTGCAGCAGTTTCTGCGGCTATGACTAAAGATTACTCTCAATTAATGAAAGCAATTGATAAGAAAAAGGGAAAGTAACAAATGGCTATTAAACCGAGAAAAGAATATTTCTACAATCCAATAGATTTTGAACCAGATGTAGCAGTTGGAATAAAACTACCATTCTCTAAGAATAGTGGTTTATTTGATTTATCATATTCAACACAAGAACAGGCTGTATCTAATTTAAAAAATCTATTATTGACTAGAAAAGGTGAACGAGTATTTCAACCAACATTCGGTTCTCAGATTTATGCTCTGTTATTTGAACCAATAACATTAGATTTAAAACAAAGATTACAAGAAGGTATATTAGCAGATGTTAATTTCTGGCTTCCCTACATAATTATTGATGAGGTAGTGGTTACTCCTGATGAAGATAAAAATTATGTTGGTATAGTTCTTAGATTCAGAGTTACAGAACAAGGTGCAAACCAAGAAATAATATTATATGTAGATTCCACTGGGTCTGCAACAATTGAATAGGAAATTAAATGGCAAAAGCAAACAAATCAGATTTAGTCCAAAAGGATGTTAAACTTGTTGGTAAGGATTTTGGAGAGTTAAGAAAAAACTTAATTGATTTTTCTAAAACATACTTCCCAAATACTTTTAACGATTTTAATGAATCATCACCAGGTATGATGTTTATAGAAATGGCATCTTATGTTGGAGATGTACTATCCTTCTATACGGATACTCAATTGAGAGAATCTCTCTTAACCAATGCTGAAGAAAAGGCAAACCTTTTTAATCTGGCAGCTGTACGTGGTTATAAACCAAAGAACATTGTTCCAGCCTCAGTAGAACTTGATTTGTTTCAGGTACTACCAGCGAAGGGGAGTGGTGATAATGTAAGACCTGATTATGATTACGCTCTAAAAGTGGAAGATGGTATGAAGGTTGGTTCTGATTCAAACTCCAATGTTGAATTCTCAACTAACTTTGATGTAGATTTTGCAGTATCATCATCATTTAACCCAACGGAAGTTTCAGTTTATCAAATTGATGAGAACAACAACGAACCTATTTACTATTTAATAAAGAAAAAAGTAAAAGCATCAAGTGGTACTGTTAAGAAATCTCAGTTTGTATTTACATCTCCAAAGATATATGATAAGATAAGAATAAGTGATTCTAAAATAATTAAGATTAAATCTATTAAAGATGATGATGGAGATTTGTGGACTGAAGTTCCTTATTTAGCACAAGATACTGTATTTGAACAAATAGAAAACAACGAAGATAATTCTACAAGTTTACAACCGTATAGTGGAGAGACTCCAATGTTGTTAGAACTAAAAAGAGTTCCTAAAAGATTTATAACTAAATTTGAATCTGAAAAAGATATAGTAATTCAATTTGGAGCAGGTGTTTCTGCAAACGCTGATGAAGAAATTATTCCTAATCCTGATAATGTAGGTTCTGCATTATATCAGAACACAGGTAGATTAGACCAGGGGTTAGACCCATCTAATTTTTTATATACAAAAACTTACGGAGTTGCTCCAGCAAACACAACACTTGATGTTGAATACTTAGTTGGAAATGGAGTTGAAGATAATGTACCTGCTAAGGATTTAATTAACATTAATAGTAGAATATTCTCAAATGATAATACTATAAATCTAAATCAATCTACTTTAAGATTTATACAAAACTCACTAGCGGTTACAAACCCAAAACCAGCAGTTGGTGGTAGGAGTAAAGAAACCGATGATGAGATTCGTAATAATGCAATGGGATACTTTGCGGCTCAGAACAGAACTGTAACGAGAGAAGATTATATTATGAGATGTTACGCATTACCACCACAGTTTGGTTCAATAGCTAAGGCATACTTAGTACAAGATTATCAAATCGAAACAAAGGGCAATGGGAGTTTCTCACCACACGCAATATTACCAGATGACCCGGTACGAACAGTAGTTGAAACGGAAAGTCCAAATCCATTGGCAATTAATCTATATACATTAGGTTATGACCATAAGAAAAAACTTACTCAACTAAACCCTGCTACTAAAAATAATTTAAAAAATTATCTATCATATTATAGAATCTTAACAGATGCTGTAAATATAAAAGATGCATACATAGTAAACATTTCAGTTAACTTTGATATTGTTGTTCTACCTGATTACAATTCTAATGAAGTTCTTCTTAGATGTATAAAGGCATTACAAGAATACTTCAATACTGATAATTGGAAAGTAAATCAACCAATAAACGTATCACAGGTTTATGTTTTATTAGATAAGGTGGATGGGGTTCAAACAGTCCCAAGACCTAATACTGATGGAGAAGGTGGTTTACAGATTAAAAATAGGTTTAATGGAAACTACTCACCAAACAAATATGATTTAAGTACGGCAACTAGATTGGGTGTTATATACCCACCTAAAGACCCTGCTATATTTGAAGTTAAGTATCCTAATGTAGATATAAGGGGTAAGGTTGTAACACAATCTTTCTAAGGAGAAAAATATGATTTATAGAATATACGGATACAAAGATACTACAATATACGAAGAGAACCTTCGTAAAGAACAGAATACAGGTAAAGATGAAATTCTGGAAGTTAAAAAATGCTATGATGAGGATTCTAATAGTGTTTGGACTGGTAATAGTAGAATACTAACTCAGTTTAATTTAACATCAATTTCACAATCAGTTTCTGCAGGTGATATTAGTAAGAATATAAAATATTATCTTAACCTTACATCGGTAGAAGAGGTAGGAGTACAATCTGAATTTGATTTAGATATATTTCCTGTTTCACAAAGTTGGTCTGAAGGTTTGGGTAAATATATGTGGACACCTACTGTAAAAGAAGGATGTAGTTGGAAATACCCATCGGGCACAACCCTATGGAATACAAATTCTGCAAGTGTATTTAATGATAATATTAAAATTGCAATTCCTGATGAAGGATTAGTATTATCTCAAACATTTGCAAACGGAACTGGTTCTACATCTTTAACAGAATCAATTAATGATATAAGTGGTAACGTTCCATTTATGTTTGTACAAGATGAAAGATTAATTATATCAGCTTCTAACTTTGCAGGTACTACTTTAATATTTCCACTTGAATTAGAAAACAGCTTAAACTATAAAGTACAATTTCAAATTGACCCCAAAGATTTTACAGATGTTCAGTTTAGAATTGAAAACCCTGCAGGTGTAATTCAGAATGAAGATTCTTACGCTAATATGGTTGGAAATATTACAACTCCATCAACACAATCTTTTGAAATAACTGCAGCATCATCTGGCC